TTTCACGGAATTTAGGGTGGAGGCACGGCTCCCCGCCCATTATTCCAACCCTAGCAGGGCAACCCTCTAGTGAAGCAATCCCCCTCCTTACCATATCCAAGGACATGAAGTAAGGTTTACGGTGGTGTCCTACATGACGGGTACAATTAGCGCAGGAAAGGTAGCAGGCGTTCGTAACGTCAACGTGTATTACGGTGTTCTCATATATCGGTCTCAAACAACCCTCCTGTTGGTCAGGAAGGCATGAGGGTATCTATGTAAGACAGATAACCACCGAATTATTACCTTCACGCGGCGTTCCTTTTCTGCAACCGTTCCTTGGCCTCAAGAAGCTCTCTATAACGAGCCTGTTTAGAAGGATCGCCCCAATAAGCCTCTCGGTTGGTCTTCATAAGCTGTTCGATCTGGGCCATCTCGGTATCGATGGATATCATGGAATTCTCCCCGGAGCCAGGAACAACCGTCGCGGCAGGATTGATTTCAAGGGCCATTTGAGACAACCACCTAACCACTTGGGGATGATTACCTAGTTTAGTCCCGTCGTTCATTCTTGCTTCCGTCAACGCTCCCAACACACCCTCCGGGGCGGTTTCCAGAAGATTATAGGCGGCACTTAGATACTTCTTGAAGTCGGGACCGAACTCGGCTTTCAACTCTTCCGCCGTGGAAGTCTTGTCCTGTTCGTCCTTTTCCATTCTCTGTTGAATCTGACCGTCCCGCATCTTGAAGTACCACCCGATGTTGTTTTTAACCACATTGGGAGGGAGATTCATTTCATGCGCGGTAGCCAAGTATTCGTCAACAACGGGTTTATCGGCTTCCCCAATTACTAAACCGTCAGGAAGGGCGAAGTCCTTGAGATAATCTTCAGCTTTATCGGGAACGCTGTGAGACTTGCGCCAAGCGGCTTTCTCTTCGTCCGTTCCCTCGGAGGGGAACGGGTCTGGATCATCGCCCCGTTTGTATTTTACCTCAAGCTGGCGATAAGATTTGTTTATCTCCAGGGGGGAAGTAGCGCGCTGAAGTCGCTTAAGCTCTTTATTATACTCCCCCCCGTCGCCTTTCCCGACTGTATATGCAGCCATCTTCTCGCGCCAATCGGAAGGCCAATCCGGGGTGACTTCTTTCTCTGTCTTTTCCGCCCCCTCAAGAATCGTCTTCGCCCCTAGTGCAGGCGGAGACGGGGGCGTTACAGGAGGCGGAGTTGCTTCTGATTTCTGTATTACTTGAACTGGAGGCGTAGCTGCCGGGGCCGAGGTAACGGGTTGTCCGGTTGTATCTTCAGCCATGTGATTTTCCTTTCGTGTTGACTACAATTTTACGCTTCTCGATTCTCTTCTCTGCCTCTTGAACTGTTCCGAGACTGATGTTTGCTATGCCAACTAAAACTCTCCCGACGTGACGTTTCCCTTCATTAAAACAGGATTCCCTATCGCTCTTTGGATCGAAAGTCATCGAGTAAGTGCCGCACACTTCTTCAATGATGCACTTCATAGCCCGTTTCTGTTGGGCCTCGTTTGCAATACCACGGGATAGGGCTTGGATCGCATAGCCGTCGGCAATGTCTTTAGGCAGAAATGATATGGTCATTTGCGGCTCTTTTTTATTCTTCCCCATTGCTGCTTCGTGACACGATCATTATCTGGATCACGACCTGTATATTTCATGTAATCATCCTTCCACATTGTTGGATGATCTTTATCCTTGAATTGCGAGGGGCCGTGGATGAGATTATCTCGCGGGTCTATTGTAGGGATTAAGGATGGATCATCCTGGAATGATTTCCACCACCCTCTATGATCGAATTTATGAAGTGGGTTGTCAGGGTTCCGATCAATTTGATTATGAGATGAGAATCCACGATACCACTCCTGAAATTTAGTTTCTTCGTTTGGAGAAAGTTTCGTCCAATTAGACGTTGGGGATGACCCAGATAAAAGAGTATCGGATATTTTAGGAGATTCTGTAACGACGTCCATCACGCGGCCTTAGCTTGCCCGGGTTGTTCTGTCGGAGTCATCATTTCCTTAACAGCCTGTCCGCCCTTACCGACCCGTTCGGCTACCTGACCACCAGCCCCGACAGTCTGCATCATCGCCTGCATCTGCATGGCTTGGTCCATCTGTTCCTGCATTTGTTCAACAACAGCTTCGTCAACCATCCAAGATGCTGGAGTGCCAATGCCGTGTTGAGCGTCCCTATGAGCGGCCCTCCAATCAATCATCTTGATAGCCAACGGATCAACTTGCGCGGCCTGCATCGAGAGATTAAGCGCCTCGACAAATCTCTGCCCCTTTATTCTCTCTATGGATTCAGTAAGCGGGCTGACGAATTTAAACTTCGTGTTTCTCCCCCTGAGAGAAGGGGGAATATCCTGGAACGAACCGAAGGCCCCGTTTCTCAAGAGAATGTCGAAGTCCAATTCCATCAATGCGCCGTTGTAATCCGTCTCCATCGGCTCAAACAAAGGAAGGGCATTTCTAATGAACTCATCAAGTCTTTGGGAAATCTCATAAGGTGACATTCCGCCCTGACCAACCTGGGGCATGGCGATTTTCGTGAGATAAAAAGCGTCCGCGATCATCATTCGCGTATCCTGAATCAGTTGGAGATTCAGGGGGATGGCCCCGCTCCCGCCTTTATCAAGAGGACGGAGAACCTCTCCTAATCTCTCGTCGTAAGCGGCGTCAACCGCAGTAAACCCGCCAGGCCACGCCTCGACCGCACCTTTAATAGCTTCTGAAACACCAACTAGTGCGGGTTGGGCTGCGAACTCTCCCGCTGTCAAGAGAGAGTACGTCATCGCCTGGATCAAACGGGCATCAGGAAGGGCTGCAATTGTCGCTGGGGAAAACGCATACTGAGACCCGGGGATGGTTTCCCATCTCGGGATAACATAAATGGAATTCCACGACCCAACTTCCTCAAGCGGGAAAATGTTATCTACATCAATATAAACAGAGACATACGGCTGGCGGAATTTCTTCTCGTAGTCTCTGGAGTAAACAACAGTGTGCCTGACTTCAAACGTCCTGAATGGTTCTTTCTCTGCGGCCTCTATCACGGTCGGGTGAACCCTTCCGTGAAAATGATTAAACAGCACCCTAGCGGTCGGGGTCCATCTACGATGAACGGCGCAAATCTTCCCTCTGGAATCGTCGGACCAAACAACATCCCTTAAATGATGGCATTGATGGGATAAGACCGACCCAATATAATCATCAACTACCTTTTGTGCAGAAATTACGCATTGGCCGAAGGCAGCATAATCATTATCGGCTTGTTTAGTGGTCCTGACAAAACCGGATTCAACGTCGTAAATAGCATTTCGTTGAACCTTTGTCGTCATCTCCAGCCACTTGCGCCCGGATTCATCCGGCTCTTCCCCACCGGAAACACCGTTAGAAAACCATTCCTTCGCAGGCGGTCTTTGCATCGCCCCTATAGCGTTGCCCAAATCCCTTCTGGCGATGATAGGATAGGAAGTATCTAGATTTGAAGCAAACTGCCCGCCAGTATTCACTCCGACGGTAAAGTCGGCTCTTTCAGGATAGAAATTCTCGGCAATCTCTTGAAATAATTGATCCCGGATACGAGCGTCATCAAAGAGCTTATCGCCCTCTTCAATAAGTTGTTTGAATCTCTTGTCCAGGGAGCCGTAGGTTCTTGCCATCAACCGGCACCTAACTTGTCATCCCTGCCTGCTTCGGAAAGGAACGTTGATTCTCTCCCCGATCTTCCTTGAATAGATGCAATCTGCTTGCGTCTCGCTGCGGCTGCGGCTTGGTCATTCGGAAGCGGCATGACAGCCGGTTCCTTCGGCTCAGGAATAGGCGCGGGCGCAGGGGCTTTTTGTGTCGCGCCCTTGGCCGCGCCAAATCCGCCTAATAGAGAGCCAACCGCACTAACGGCCTGAAAAACCTCCGCAATACCGCCCATGATTATCTCCTTCTATGTATCCTATTGGTTATCACTTGTGGCCTTATGCTTTTCTGGGGCATCCTCTGGCCGCTTAGAAAACTTCCTCCGGCAAACCAGGACATGATAACGGCGTCACCCTTATTCGTGGAACGTCCGAGTCTTTTTACGATTTCCTCTTTAGGTTCAGCTTGTATCCCCCTTGTTTCGACCTCGAACGTCGCGGAAGTCAGGTCGGCAAGGAGAACTTGATCCTTGGGGAGCGCAATCGGTGAGCCCCCATCCTGGTCTGGATCAAGGGCCTCGCGGAATTTCCACAAAGCTGCGGAGCGGACATTGTAAAAACCGTGTTCTCGGTTTTTCGTTCTTAAGGCAGAGGCTTCGCTGCCTTTGAATTGAAGAACTCGTATTTCGTTCTCCATGAGGTTCTCATAAATCGAACCTCCATATCCCCCGCCCATATCAAGAACGATCAGCGCACCGTCTTTTCGATATGAGATAATCGTTCCCGTGGCGAACTTACCCATCCTATCGGGAGGTAAATCTTTCCCGGGGATTTCGATCAACTCGTCGAACCACCAGTCATATCTTCTGGATATGACCATAGGGTCCTGACCACCGCCGGAAGGATCGATTCCCATAGAGACCATGGGAACTTCGGCGGGAGGACG